TACACGCGTAAGCGCCATATTAGCTCCTTAAATATTATACTTCATCATCATCTAACTGTTCAAAGAACTCAGCTAAAAAATCTACTGTTTCTAATGAAGTATTATTAAATCTTTCTTCTATTCTTTTATTTAGTGTGTTATCAGAATCTTCCTCAAAAAAATTAGCTAAAGGATCATTTTGTTTTGGTGAGTTTTGAGACAGAGGCTCTAATTCTTCAAAAAATTCAGCTAAAAAGTCTTTCTGTTCCAAAGGCTCTGAATCACCTTCTTCAAAAAACTCTTTTATAAAATCCTCAACTTGTTCATCAATTGTTGGAGGTTTTAGTAATTCATCATACACTTCTTCTATACATATCTTTTTTACTAGTATGATAATCCAATCAACTGTTTCCTGCTCCAAAGGCTCAATTCTATCAATCCATTGTCTTTCACTAGTAGTATTATTTCCTCTTTGTTCGTAATAGATTCCCGTAATAGGTCCATCAACTAATTCTTGTATTTTAGGTTCTTTTTCGATAATTTTAGCAAAAGGAAAAGCTCTTGACTTTAGTGGTCCTTTTTTATCTTCTGTTATCTCTCTATACTCACAAAATACAAATTCTTGTTCCATTTCATCTATGTGAAATTTAATATATTCCATCTTATCCCTCTATGCTTTTATTAAAAAACGTGCTACAGCATGTGGAACCACAGCTGTATGTGTATGACCACCAGCAGTAACACCTGTTACCACTGTTAAACCACCAGCATCTTTAACACCAGTAGACGCAGAGCCTGTAGCCACAGTTAATGCTGCAGATCCAGAAGCAGTAGTAATAGTACCTGATGCTGCAAAAGATCCTGAGCCATTACCATGAGTTCCGTTATTAATACCAGAACCCATTAACATTTTGTCTCGTAATTCAGGAGCTGCAAAAGTATTACCTGCATCATCCCCTGCGCCGTATAAAACACCTATTGCAGCAAATAGTGCTGGATAGGTAGCTCTAACTAAACTTTGTCCGTTACAGTGAATCCAACCTAGAGGAGTAGCTGATACTCCATAAGCTACAATAGTACCTACTGGAATCAAAGGTACAGGTGCAGTACCAGAACCCGTAATAGCAGAAGATAGTACAACATTTGCTGCAATAGGTGCATAAGTACCATCCTGTTGTATAATATTTAGTCCATTTTTAGTAGATGCAACTCCAGGTGTATGGGCTAAGGATACATTAGCACTAGAACTACCAAAATTAAATAGTACAGCAGTATTATCACTAGAACCTATACTTGATATTTTAAGAGCAGCATGTCCTACTCCTATAGCTTCTGGAAACCACTTTTTACCTCCACCAGCTGTAGTAGCTGTTACAGTAAGATTATTAGTACTTACTCCACTTGTAGTTAAGTTAACTCTATCAGAAGTAACACCACTAATAGCAACCATTGTATTAACAACTTGTCCTGTTCCTGGTGTTCCTATATCAAAAATAGCAGCATCGTTTGCATTATTACTAGTTTTTAAATAGACTCTAGAGTTAGCAGCTAGTGTACCATTCTCAGAAACAGTAGCTATTAATTCACCTATATCATAATGGCTAACATTAGACATTAAAGGTACGATACCATTTTCTATTCTATGACCTATACCTACTCTAGTAAAGTTACCACCAATATGAGAACTTTTCTTAGTAGTAGAATCAGAAATAAACAGTGCATTAACATTTGCATTAGCAAAATGCATTATAGTGCCATCAGGTACTGATATGCCTTCACCAGATGAAACAATATTTACAGTAGCGGGAGGACTAGAACTTCTAAAATTAGTTAAAAGTGAGCGCATAGAATTATTGAACTGAGTACGAGCACTATTTAATGATGTGCCTGCCGTTGGTTCAATATATGTGTTGGATTCTACTAAAGCCATTTATACTCCTATTGCTGTCATCATTACAGACATACCTGATGTTGTTGATCCGGCACTGCCGTCGTCACTTTTAAATACCTGATAACTAACTGCCTCATTAGAAGCTGCAGTAGTTACTACTATATGAGGTTTATTAGAATCTTCATCTATCATTGAGTAACTTATAACTGGTCTAGTTAAAAAACCTGCACTTGTAATATCAACAGTTTTAGTAGTAGCATTATATGCGGTAGTATCTGTAAAAGTGACTGTATCCTTTTCTATAGTATACCTAAATTTATCAATTGTAAAGTCAAATTCATCAGGCTGATTATTTTTGACAATAAATTTTAGTTGAAATTGTCTAAAGGTTCTACTACCCGCTTGATATGTTTGAAAACCCTCGTTAACTGCTGAACCAATAAATTGATTTATGTCTAATTGGCCATTAGCATAATATAACTGAGCATTTGCTGCGGTAGTTGTTCTAATTAGAGTCTGACTAGATATAGCTCCTAAGGCTCCTGCAAAAGTATCACCAGAGCCTGTATCAATATACTGTTTAAAGTTAACTAACTTATAGCTACTAGCAGCAGTTGTTATATTAGCTAAAGCATTTCCTCCTGTTACAGCACCATTAGCAAAATATGAATTACCTAGTCTAATTTCATCAGCATCTATAGTACCTGCTATAAGAGCGTAGGAATTAGCATTTGCATAGTCACCTTGATCTAGTACTCCTTCAGAAACGTAAGTATCAAAACTACTTGAGTTAAGAGCCGCGGTTCTGCCGGCGTCAGTATATAGTTGAACACTCGTAGCATTTACTCTATTAACATAAAGTTCTCTATTGTTTATCTGAGTCATACCATTTACATCATGAATAATAATCCTATTACCATTTACCAATCCATGTTCACTACCACTAGTAGTTACTACTGCGGGATTAGCTTTTGTAATTCCTGTAATAGTTATTACATTACCTGTGTATTTACCATCATCCCAGATAGCAAATACATTACCTGATGCACCCCCGGTCATGAAAGTTTGGTTATTTGCATCAAACCTAGGATCTACTACAGCTGTATTACTAACTCCTAATACATGCCCAATTCCTCCAAAACTTGCATCTTTTAATACTCCAGCAGTGCCTGAAGCATCAGTAACTCCTGATAAATATGTTTCTTTAGAATCATTAAAAGTAGTTTCTGCTGACTGAGTGCCTTCAATGTCTACAAATATAGCACCTGTAATAGTAGCTCCAGCATCTCTAATTGATGTTATATATTCTGCAGACTCACTAGCTAATAAATCAGTAGAAGAACTAGTAGCAGAAAAACCACTAGAAGTACCATTAGCGTTATCAACAATAGAACTTGGAAATCCATCACCTTTATTTGCTGCAAATATACCACCATTATTAGAAGTTGTAAAAGAGGGATAGTTTTGTTCTTCACTATTATCATTAGTTCTACCAGCAAAAACAGTAGTGGGTTCATCTTCGTTATAAGCTTTTATTACAGTGCTTCTAACAGGTCTACTTGTAGTTAAAGTTATTGCGACAACACCATCACTAAAATTACCGCTAGTATCTCTACTTCTAGCTAAGTAGGTAAACTCCCCAAAAGTATCAATAGGAATCGATTTACGGGCAGTACCAGCAGAAACAGTAACTAGGTCATCTGCTACAACAAAGTTTGCTACATCAGCACTTTGAGTTCCTGCTAGACGTTTGATTACTACTTCTTTTAAGTCAATGTCTTTTAGTTCTCCATCATTAGTACGTGGATAAGACCATAATAAAGTAATCTGATCAGTTTGTTGACCACCAGTAAAATTAAATATATTTTCAGGTTTAGCTGTTTTACCAATAATAGACTTACTTAAAGAGGCAGTTATACCTCGTAAATCTTTATTTAATGGTACGACTCTAAATAATACATTTCTAGTATCACTAGTAATACCTCTATTAATACCATTAACAGTAAATCTTATTTTACCATCATCATCTACTCCCGTAGCAGGAACTTTAACAGTATTAAAAGAAGTTAAATCAGTACCACCATCATCTACACCTACATCATCTACAGAATCTAGTTTATAAGATATTTCATAGTCAGTTACTTCTTGACCCTCAATATGATCAAACTGTATAGTTACTCGAACAGCAACACCACCAGTTTGTTCACGATATAAAGATTCTACGATAGAAGCATTTACTACTTTTTGTATAGGAATAGGTTGGACATTTATAGATTTAGTATTAAAAGCACTGAGTCTGCCTCCTCTACTTTTATTTCTTGCACGAATAGATGTAGTACCTTGTAATAGATTTGGTATAATTTTATCTTTAGTTAAGAATATGGGCTCAAAGTCAGAACCAGTTTCTAAATGATATATTCTATTATTAGCTAAAGTAAACCTTCCAGGATATACAGCAGTATCATACTCAAAGGTTCCTGAGCCATCTGCGGCATTACCTATCTTACCTACAGGATCAAGACTAACATTAGTAAAGTTTAAACCACCTATATTAGCTACAGGAGTCGTACTAGTATGTACTCTATATATATAATTAGCTGTTAATGCTGCATTATACTTAGGAGAAAGAGGATCAAAACTAGTAGTAGCTATGCTAAATACATTGGCATGAGAAACTTGTACATTATCTCCTATCTCAAAAATAGGTACACTGTAATAATCTACTTCTGCTCTAAAAGATGTCTCAGTAGCAGTACTTGTATATACTATATTTGCATTATTTAAGGCAACTGTATCATTTTTATTAAGTACAAACTGTCCAGAAGTTCTCTCAGTTCCGTCTACAAAAAGCCTAACAAAAGCTGCATCTCTAGGACTCACAGGTAATTCAATAATAGTAGTATCATTACCATTTATTTCACCACTTTTTACATAAGTATGTTCAGAACCCCTTACGTAAAAACTATTATTAGAATAATGCCTAGAATCTACAAGCTGGTTTAGAGTTACATAAAAAGGAGCTGAAGGTATTTTATTAACTAAAGTTACATCCTCAGTTCTTTTATTTTCTATTTTTATTTTATCCGTAGCAAGAGTAAACCCTGTAATCGGTTGACTAAGATCTGTTATAGTTCCTGCAAATCCAACAAAGTTTAATAATCCTTGCTGTTGACTCTTTTCATTTATAGGAATAGTAATATGATCTGTACCTTTTAACGCTCCAAAAATAGCATTGTCATTAGCATCTAATATACTACATTGAAAATTTTCATCAAATACTTGTCCAAATCCTTCTAAAGTAAATTCTATATTACCATCTGAAGTACCTCCAGCAGTATCTACAACATTAACAGCAGTACATAATAATCTAACTTCACCTACAGGACTACTAAACCCACTTTTACCTGCTAAAGTTACAGGATTTATATCTCCTACAAATACATTAGCTTGCTCAATATGTACTACTTGCCCGCTTATTCCTGAAAGATTTGCATTAGCTACTAAAGATTCTCCCAAAGGTTTAGACATCTCATATTCAGTAATATAAGTAAGACCAAAACCATCTTGATCTGTTGAAGTTTTTAATACCCCATCAACAACTACTGATCCATCTAGAGTTCTTCTAGCACTCTTAGAAAAACTAAAATTAGGTACAGGAGGTACAGATAAAGAAGACTGTATATCCGTATAAGCAGTAGGTTTATAATCAATAAACTTATCAGAATCTACATACACATTAGAAATATACTCAGTAGCAGAAATTTTAATTTTATTATCTTGTAATTCCCTATCTAAGTTTGTTACTTTAAATAGTTTATCACTCTTTGCACGATAAATATCGCCTTCTGCTTCTATCTCACCAAAAGTCCATAAATCACCTTTTGAAGGAGCTGAATTAGAAGTAAATGCAGTATATGCATCCCAGACTCTAGTAATTGGATTATATCTTTTTATAGGATTTAATATACCTTGATCAACACCACTAGTTACAGCATCTGTAGTAGATAATGCAAATTTAGTATTAGATAGTATATAAGTATCTATTCTATCTGAAGCTAATTTTACAACTCTAAGTACTAAAGGTCCAGTATTAGAATTAAAGTTTACAGCACCCAAAGAAGGTACAGTAAAATGTTCAATAAATACATTAGTATTACTTGCTTGAACAGGAGAGTCTGCTCTAATTTTGCCGCCATAACCATAGGCTACACCACTTGATTGTTGTGATACAGCAATAACATCTCCTGGTACTAACTGTAAAGCATCCGTACTAGTATTAAAAGTAGTAGTTCTACGTAAGTATCTAGAAGAAGCTATTTGATACTGTGCATATCTAAGTGCTTGTCCACGCCTAGTAATGCCTGGTATGTCTAAAGATTCTATATTTTCTATCTCAGTTTTGCTAATACCATCATTACTACCTAGTTGATCTATACGTACAGTTTCACGTTTATAGTGATTACCAGGATCAACATAACTAACGTCAACTCCTGTTAGCACTTCACTTTCTTTATTTCCTGAAATAATGAAACTGCCATCTTCTATATTTGTTTCATTAAATACCATAACAGGAGTTTCATCAGGTAAATCACAAGCTAAAGTAATTTGACCATGTGCATAAATTATAGCCCCTCTAAAGCTAGAAGCTAGAGCATTAAGAGTATCAAAAGCAGCTTTTTGGTCAGCAATAACAGTATTTAGTGTAAATCTTCTTTCTCTAATCTTTGTGCCCTGCGCTATACCTAATTGATTCTCTCTTGTACTTGTAAAAGTATTTCTAGGTTTACTTCTAAAAGTACCATCAGCTATACCGTCTACTCCAACAAAATTACCAGTAGCATAGTCACAGGCATCACAGAACTGTGCTATTTGATAAAATCTATACTTATCAATAGTAGTATCAGGTATACCTAGACCATAAGTTTTATTAGTTAATATATCAAATATAATCCATACGGGATTCTGAGACCAAGAATATACAAAAGTACCATCCCAAGTTCCTCTATAAATATTGATAGTAGCACTAGTTTGAACAACAGCACCAGATTGTTGTAAAAAATAACCAGCAGTTGC